TCGGACAATGCCGAGATGGTGCTCTCGGCCGACTCCCACTTGGGGCTGCGCCTGACCCGCACCGGCGTCACCGCCGATCGGTACGCCTTCCAGTCCGGCCTGACCACGGCGGCCTCGACGCCCTACGCCGTCCGCGCGCTTGTCAGCGCCGGCCGCGGTAACGTCAACCTCAAGGCCACCGCCGGAACGAGCCAGGGCGCGACCGGCCTCCTCAACGGCACCGCCATCACTTCGGCCGGGCGCATCGTCGAGACCTTCACGGCCTCGGGTACGACCTCCCACGTCAGCTTTTACGACCTCATCTCCGGCCGGGCGGCTGGTAATTTCCAGTTCCTCTCTTATGCGTCTGTGGCGCGCTGTGGGCTCGTGGCGGGCGGCAGCCAGACTGGCAGCGCCCTGCTGATTGACGGCCTTCCTGTGTCGTCTGCGGGGCTCCTGCGCGCGGGTGACTGGATGGAGGTCGGCGGCGAGCTGAAGCGGCTGACGGCCGACCTCAACACCGACTCGACCGGCACCGCCTACGCCCTCTTCGAGCCCGGGCTGCGCAACTCCCCCGCCGACAACGCCCCGGTCATCTTCCGCAACCCGATGGGGCGCTTCCTGCTGTCCGATGAGTCGGTCGGCTGGCGCACCACGCCGGGCATCATCAGCGACATCGAATTGACCCTGGTCGAGGATCTCGGGTCGTGAGCCGCATCGTCGAGGCCTTGAACGCCGCCGAGGTGGACAAGGACTCCATCACAATGGTCGTGATGGTCGAGATCAATTACGACTCCGGTCCGATTCGCGTGCATGACGGCGTCGGCGAAATCCGCTTCGTTGAGTACCTACTGCAGGAAGACGGCGACAACCTGCTCGCCGAGGACAACGACCTCCTCACCACCGAATCGGACATCCTGCCTTTTCTCGGCGTCGGCGAGCTCGGAACCATCGACTCGGTGGAAGAAAACGTCGAGGTCATCGCCCGCCAGATCACCCTTACACTGTCCGGCGCGGATGCGTCGCTCCTGACGCCGGCGCTGTCTCAGCCCTACCAGAACCGCACCGTCACGGTGTACATCGGCTTTTTCAATGCCGTAAGCGGTAAGCTCGTGGCCACTCCCGAGGTCATTTGGGAGGGGCGCATCAATCAGCAGTCGGTTACCCTCAGCAAAGGCGAGGCGACGGTGTCCATGACCTGCGAGCACCGGCTGCGCCGCGAGCCGCGCGTCGCCCGCTACACCGACGCCGATCAGAAACAGGTTTTCCCGTTCGACGACTTCTTCAACCTCACGCACACCATCGAGGGCTTCGTCGGCAAGTGGGGCCAGCGAGATGTCGGCTTCGGCGGAGGCTTTACCAGGCCGGGCGGCTCAACCATCACGAGCAAGGTATGAGACTGCACGACTGGCACGAGCGGATGTGGCGCACCCTTGATGCGCACCAGAGCGTCGCCTTCGACTGGCAGACGGACAACTGCTGCCATTTCGCCTTTCGCGTTGCCGATGCCATGACCGGGCGCAGCACGGCCGCCGAGGTCGACGGTCTTTCGTGCGGGGACGGCAGCGCCGCCGCGCACCTCGAGCAGGTTGGCGGCCTCATCCCTGCCGTCTCCGTTTTCTGGGGCCTAGCCCAACACGGCCGCCCCGCGCGCGGCGACATCGTGGCCATCGAGACCCCGCACGGCCTCGCCGCCGGGATCTGGGTCGGTGACGGCGCGCTTGTGATGTCCGCCACCGGCCTCACGCGCTACCCGCGCGCGAACGTCGCCGCATTCTGGAGCGTCTAAGATGCCCCAAGCCCTTCCGCTCGTCGTCGCCGTCTCCGCCAAGGCCGCCGCTGCCGCTGCCGCCAAAGCTGCATTCTGGGCGGCGGTCAAGAAATTCGCCATCAAGGCGCTGATCAATATCGCGCTTGCCAAAGCGGCGATGATGCTCATCGGCAAACCAAAAATCAGCCGCCAGCCGCAAGATGTGGAGTATTCCGGCACGCTTGAGCCGCGCCGCATCGTCTATGGCGAGATGCTGGTGTCGGGAATGAACGCCATCCCGCCCTTGACGTCGGGCAACACCAACGACTTCCTCCATCAGGTCGCCGTGGTGGCAGGGCACGAGTGTCAGCAGCTGGGCACGGTCTACTTCAACCGCGAATCTGTCGGCACCATCACGGCCGTTACCGGCACTGCGGACGATGGCAAGATCACCACCGCGCGCTATGCCAACAAGGCATGGGTGCGTCGTTATGCGGGAACCGACGCGCAGACCGTCGACTTCAAGCTGACGACGGCATTCCCGTCGCGCTGGACGGTCAACCATCGCGGCCAGGGCGTCGCCTACGTCGCCATGACCTTCCAATACGACGAGGAGGTCTACCGCACCGGCCGCCCTGAGCTGACCATCTTGGTGCAGGGAAAGAAGGTATACGACCCGCGCTTGGATCCAACACGCCCGGGCGGATCTGGCACGCATCGCGTGGACACCCCCGCGACCTACGCCTACAGCACCAATCCCGCGCTCTGCCTTGCCGATTACCTCATCAGCACGCGCCTTGGGCTGGGCGAAGACACGGACCGCATCGACTGGGCGCTGGTTGCTGAGGCAGCGGACATCTGCGACGAACTGGTGAACATCCCCGGCCCCGCCACTCAGAAGCGATACACCTGCAACGTCGTGCTCGACGCCACCGATCGCTTCGAGGACAACATCGAGGCGCTGGCTCAGGCTATGGCTGGCGTCTGCTACTACAGCGGCGGCCTCTGGCGGATGTACGCCGGCGCTTGGCGGACCCCGTCATTTACCATCGGCGTCGACGATCTGGTCGACGGCGGGGTGAAGCTTACGACCGCCTTGCCCTATAACCAGCGATACAACAGCGTCCGCGGCAGCTTCGTGAACCCGGCGCGCAACTGGCAAAAGGTCGAATTTCAAGGCGTCGTGAATCAGTCTTACGTCGCCTCGGACGGCGAGCAGGCGTGGCTCGACACCAACTTTGCGGCAACGACCAACGAGTATGAGGCGCAGCGCCACGCCATCCTGCTCAACCGCCGCTCGCGGCTCGTGCAGGCAGCGACGCTGCGTTGCAATATGTCGGCCTACGGAATCCGCCCCTTTGAGACCGGCACCGTCACCATCCCCGAGCTCGGCTGGGCGTCCAAGACCGTGCGCTGCGAAGGCTGGTCGTTCGATCCCAGCGGCTTCGTCGAATTGTCCATCCGCGAGGAAACCTCCGCCGACTGGAACGACCCGCTTTTGAGCGACTACACCGACCCCGGCAACATCAGCACCCCGACCCCGGCCGACTACACTCCGCAGCCGCCGACCGCGCTTACCGCAAAGGGCATCCAGTCGGCCATCGTCTTCACCTGGGGGCCCTCGCCGCAGTTCGCGCCCGATCAGGTCTACGAGCTGCACGAGCACACCAGCTCCACCCCGTTCTCGAGCGCGACCCGCATCTGGCGCGGCAACTCGACCTCGACGGTCATCGGCAAGAACGACCTCACGACCCGCTATTACTGGGTCTCGGTCGTGACGCCGGCCGGTATCCGTTCCACCACCGAACCTCCGAGCGTCGGCATCGGCGCAGCGGCCGACAGCATCCCGGGCAGCCTCACCGTGTCCGTGTCGCCGTCCTCGCTGCAGAAAACCGATACGGCCGCCTCGATTACGACCGCCACCGCTACCGTCACGGCTACCGGCGGCACTGCGCCATATACCTATGCCTGGACGCGCATTTCGGGATCGACGCTCATTTCGGCCAACTCCCCGGCGGCTGCGGCTTCGACCTTCACCGGCTCAACGCTCGTGTCGGGAACTACCTACGACGCGACCTTCCGATGCACCGTGACCGATTCGGCTGGCACGCCTGCCGTCAAGACCATCGATGTGGCGGTTTCGATTCGCCGAGAGTCGATGCTGGCAAGCGCATCTCCGGCGACCCTCTACAAAACCGGCGACAGCGGCACCATCACGAGCAACAGCACCACCGTCACTCCCTCTGGCGGAACGGCACCCTATAGCTACGCGTGGACGAAGCAGGGCGGCGACACCCTCACCGTGACGAGCCCGACAGCCGCGACCACGACCTTTTCGACCAGCGGACTCAGCGAAGGCGAATTTGCCGCCGCGACCTACCGCT